GGACCACCACCAGCCATTGCTATTTTCAGATTAGCTCCTGTGATTTTCTTCGTCTGGTCAGGAGTGGCTTCTGTGTCTACAATAGCAAATAAGTCAGCATCGGCAACCGTAGCTTTTGGGTCAAGTTCGCTTATTCTCTGATCGGCCATATTGTTTTCCTTCCATCAAAGGATGGGTTATTTTCATATTTACTTATGCCACTATCAAAAACCAATTAGTGCCATCAGCCGTTTCATAGCGATTGCCTGTATTGGTTTCCACGAATACACTCCCAATAGGTACGCCTGTCGGTTTAACATCAGTCGAAAGTCCATAATAATATCTATACCATTCAATAGGCCCCTTGCGTTCGGTTATAGCCATATTCACCTCCAAAGGGAAGGTGGGGGCGCGGGCCCCCACCTGATTTGCTAGACGGCGCTTAGTTGGCCGTAAGTTGCTCGCCATTCGAGCCGGTTGCATCCAAAGACATCCCTCACGCGGTAGAACACGTTATCAGTAGCGAAGTCTCCAGTCATAGGAGAAATCTCGCCGCCGCCGATGTTCACCTTGTCGGAAGCCTTCATGCAGATTTCGGGCCTCTCATGCCCAGTCAGATAGTCGCATTCCATAGCTGCTATATCCTTCGGGTCCGCAAACAAGAACCAGGAAAGGACAGCAGCCGGAGCGAATACCGGTAAGTACGGGTCGACTACTAATTGCAATCCGTACTGAGAGACTACGTTGGTCGTTGGATAAGGAACCGGCGTGCCTCCAGCCCCTAATGTCTGCCATTCCAGCCACATCTTAGTAGCTGAACTCAAAATTTGTCGCGCCGTGAATTCAAGGCCGGGGCCGACTACGAGATACTTAGCTCGATTCATTATCGGCTCGCCATTGACATCCGTGAAAGCAGCCATCGCCTCACAAGTGTTCTCAAGATTAGCGATAGTCAGGGGAAGTGCACCCCTGTTGGTCTGTGCAGCGGTATATAAGCCAGTACCTGCAACAACATCCCCCACATAGACTCCACTGACCAACCGATGCTCAGTCCTGACAGCAGCACGGGCGAATCTCTCCGGGGTATCCTTCAAAGCACCGAGATCATCGTTTACCAGGGCTTCCCACGAGATGTCAAACTGTCGCCCGTATTTCTTGACGTAGCAAGCATAACGAGCTTCGTCCCTTTCACTCGCAAGGTACTCGCCCTTCTCGGCGACTTCCTCTAAGTGCTGATCGCCCCCGGTGATACCGAACCGATATCCACCTATTTGAGGGTAGATTCTCGGCACGGTCCCCATCTTGACAAATGCCTTCCAGACCGGGTCAACTGCTTTGTAAGCAGCTAATACTTGTCTGTCTAAGACATCGCCAAACAGATAAGGAAAGTCGCTTGTGGTCAGAGCCTCACGGAGCATGAATTCATGCCTGTGGGGTGGATAACCCTTTGCGTTCGAGAGAAGGTCAAGCGTTTCCTTCAGTTTACTATCGTAGTTTTCGGGTTTCTTTGTTTCTGAGAGGGCAAAATACCCATCCCAGCTTTTCATAGTCTCTAACAATTCCATGTTTAGTCCTCCTTGACTTTATTTTTTTGTGCTCGAACTATGGTTTCCCGTAAGTCGATGTCCTTCTGAACCAGGTCATTGGCTATCTGAGCCCCTTCAAGTTGACGCAACGTGTCGTCTATTTCCTCAACTCGCCGCGTGAGCCGAAGACGCTCATAGGCCAACTTCTCGGCTTCGTTATTAAAACTTTGCTTGCGATTCTTCAGGTTATCAACTACAGGATCACCAGTTAGTTTGATTTCCATAAATTCCTCTAGACCCAGGGAATGACGGGGATTGCATATCTAGTTCCGTCAATATAGATGGGAATTTCGTGAGTTTTGGCGGCGACATTAGTATTCTGTGCCGTAAGACCAGCCCCACGACCTATTTCAGTCTGGAACCAACCCTGCTTCGTTCCAAGGGTACCGTCTCCCATTACCTGAAAGACAGACTGCATCGCAGGAGCGCAACCTGCACCGCCCATATTGACCGAAAGGCCAAAACTCTCCGTAATGGCAGATGAGGCGGTATTTGCGATGGCTATGTACTGACCATACAGTCGAGTCCAGACACCAGCGGCGTTGTTGCAGTGAACCTGTGTCCTGATGCCCTGAAGATCACCACCAGTCGCAGCCATTGTGTCCTCAAGACGAACCTTGATGGCATGAATCCTGTCCCCGGATGCGGCCATGATGTCTATCGGCCTAACAAACAATCCCAAAGCCGAAGCCTCTAACTGTCCGCTGGCCTTCTGGTCTGTCAACTCTATCTCCAGGTTGTCACCGAACACGCCAATATAGGCACCATAGTTCTTGGAATTGATCAACTGAGAGGTCATGCCATGAACCTTCACAGCGACTAGGTCAGGCGTTCCTGCTTCTAGGTCTGCGGTCACGTCACCTAATAGATACCCGAACCGTCGATAGTTCTGCGGGTCACTCTGCCCGGATAGGATGTTCGTGTCCGCGCCTGGAACTCTCTTAATATAGACGGGGTCGCCGGTTGCCAATACATGAGCTGCACCGTTGGCTGTACCATCGGAAATACAGCCAAAGACATTCAGGAAGAATATCCCTTCGGTATCAATAGTTATGTAATCAGTCGCGGCGGCAGCACTGTTCATTGCCACACCAACGATTTCATCCCCGACTAGAACGGGGTCACCCTTATCAACAAGGCCATCGGCGACATGATAAGGGTGAGTAAGGTAGGATTCCTCAAGTGAGAGATACCTACCTTCCCAAGTGCTGGAAACTTCATCTCCAGCCGTTTTACCAGTTGATAAATATAATGCTGGCATATTGACCTCCTATTTTTATACTTCGATTTCTGTGGTATAGAACCAGTATGGGTACATCCAGTGAACCTTGACGGCGATCACCTGGGTTATCGGGGCTCCCTGCCCGGGGTCTGCAATAGGCTCAAGAGCTAATCCAAAGATTGCGAAGGAAGTTGACCACTCATCGAAAATCGTTCCAGTCGCATCAATGAATAGAACCTGACCTACTGTAATATCCCCGAAGGTGTTGACTCCTGTATTTGTTACCGGTAGTCTCCAGATGCCCTCAGTTTCGATGGGTATTGAGTCTGTATTTGCTGTAGCGGATTTCAGAGCTACCCCAACGCCGTCCCAGAAGGCCACGGGATCGCCCTTATCTACTAACCCATCAGCATGTGTAGGGTGAATCAGGTTTAGTTCCTCAATGTTTACATGTCTTCCCTCCAGGGTTGAGGAAATCTGCCGTCCTGCCACTGCTTCGTATACGTTAGTATATGGATTAGCCATGCTTCGCCTCCTTCTCCTTCTTCAGCTTCGCCCTGCGTTCCTTTAGTGCCTTGTCCAATTCTTTCGGGTCTTCAGGCACTTCGGAGGGTTCACATTTCAGAGCGAAGGCGAGTCTAGTTTTTGTTCTCTCGTCCATGTTCACCTCACATTCGCGGCAATCTCAGCATCCTTCTCTGACATCCCGGTCCTGACGAAAGCCTCTTTCAATTCCTTCTTGGACTTCACGGGATCAGGGTGAGTCGGCCCGAGATTCTTTGGTTTGGACGCTTCCTTGAGAGCGTTCACATAGTCCGTTTCTTTCTTGATGGCTTCCGTAATACCATCGGCGGACTCGGAATCCTTGAAGCCCTCGGTCAACTTCTGCTTGCTTACTTCCGGCAACTCGGATTTGCTTATAGCCTCGTCTATCTTAGACTTCGCCTCGGCTTTCCGTTGCGCCTTTTCAGCCTCACAAAGTTTCGTCTTGGCCTCATCCCTCTCGGTTGTGAGGGTCACTTTATCACCCTCCAGTTCTTTCACTTTGTCTTCTAATTCTGACATTCGCTTGACCTCCTTTAGGGTCTTTTCCCTAATATCGTTTTCTATGATCTTGACAAGGTCTGGTCTCCGCTCTTTGAGGGCTTCGATTGTAACTATGTCAATATCAAATTCTTTCTCAGTTTCGTAAAGTAAGACACCGCCCCCGGCACCGGCCTCGGTAACGAAATCAACAGAACGGACTCTCGTAATGCGCTCGACAATATTGGTTTCCTTGCCGTCTATCTTACCTTTGGTCCCAGCACCGGCCGCCCGTATTGAGATGCCCATTTCACTCAATAGCTTCTGGTCTCTCAATGTGGCCAGCTTCTGTTGTAACCAGGGCTCAATGATGACAGCATCACCAACTATGCCAACGCCTTCCTCGAATCTTACGTTCTTTAGACTTGCTACCCATTGCCGAATCGACCCTTCGGGGCGCTGTTTTTCCTCTTGTTCTGTCTGATGATCTGAATACATCTTCACGCCTTCAAAGACTGCATAATCCCTTGAAAGCGTCTCACTAGGATAGTAATGATTGTCAACAGGATTCCCAAACCCAGGCTTGATGACGATAACCTTCGCAATCCCCTTTGAAATATCGGATTCTTCTAGAGGAGTGTAGTTGTAAAGTAGATTCCGTGAGGTAGATTCCTGCACCCATCGCGGGATGTCCTCATCTTCTACATTTAACTTTCTATACTCATTTCGTATCTTCCTCTTAACAGCCGGTAAGGACTCTTTGGCAATCTCTACTCTCTGCCCTCTGAATCCGCCAGGGGAAAGAGCCGCGGCCGCGACACCGAGTTGCTTTCTTGTAACCTTATCGGTGGGATTTTCCCACAATCTCAACTTCCACTCAGAGGGATTATCAGAAACATAGGCAAACGCCGAAGCAGGATATTGAACACCATCCTCTGTCTTCATTATTTCCTGAGTTTTCAGCCAGGTTAAGACGGACTCCGCTTCTACCAGCGCCTCTTTTACCTTTGTTTCGTCTTCCGAAGTCAAGAATTCATTACATAATTGCAGCGCCTTTTTGACCCTCTCGGCCCCGGCAGAGATGTTCCTTCTTGCCTGTTCCTGGATTATCTCTGCATACTTGGCTTGTAAATCCATAGATTTCTCCTTTTCAACTAACGTGCCACAGGAAATACACCTCAGATGCGTTCCCTCTGGCTCGAATCTATCCTTGCCACAACCAGGACAAGAGATTTCCACAACATCAACATTTTGGGCTAGAAAGTTCTCTAGTGGTTTCTCAGTCTCTTTAGCTACCCAGTTGCCTTTGTCGTCCTGTTTGAACTTGGTTTTGACGGCGGCGTAAGCCACTTTATTGGCTCGCTCCTCATCTCCATCATATTGCTTCAGAGCAGCGTTGAATGCACTAATGAAAATCTCCTGTGCGTGTTTCGGCATATCCTTGATTTTTGATGGCGGGTTTTCGATTGAATATGGCATGTGTACCTCCTGAAATAAAAGGAGAACCTTTGCGGTTCTCTACTTGGCTAAATGGCGAGGCTGGGAATCGAACCCAGTTCTCAGGCGTATGAAGCCTGAATGAAACCACTTCACTTCCTCGCGACGTTTATAGCATCACTGGCGCAAGAGCACATCTGCAATTCGGGTGAGCTGGCGGTCTTGAATCCCCACTAGGAAAGTCCTCGTTTATCCCTATCGCCCCGGCGTTCCCGTTCTCCTCGCAGATATCGCAAGGATCAGTAACTATCCATTCCTTGCCGGTGACTCCTAAATCTTTCGCTCTGTCCATGAAGGCACTTTCCAGAGCATCGCACGTTTCTGTTCTCGCGATAACCTGAGAACGGTTCATACTCATATCGTCAAAGACCTTCCGTAAGTCTCTGGATAAGCCGTCTATCCCTTGCTTTTCCTTGATGGCGTTCTCAATGACTTCCTGCATCCGGTCCCGGGTCTCATCGTTTAACCCCTTCACTAGAGAAGCGGTATGTTCCCGGGCGTAATTGATGGCATCCTGAATTGGAGGGCCTTCATAGTAAATTGGCATATCGGTTGTCTTGGTCCGGCCCCATTCTACCATCTGGGCACTGCCTCTTAGATATACCGTGGCCAGATAGCCGTTCAATCTGTAGGTCAAGTCATCCGTGAAGAGTGCAA